TCGACCAATGTCTCCCCGATGCAGTCCGAGCCGATGCTGGATAGTCCATTTAAGACCCGACCCAATCCGAGTCAATGACAAACTCACCCAAACGATCCAAGAAGCTCCGAGGGGCAACCAAACCGAGGCTTCACAGTCCACTTCTAAAGGGTGAAAACAAGCTCCAAGATGTAAAAGACCTCTGTGAGATTGTGAAGATCCCTTTATTGCCGTGGCAAGAGTTCGTGCTTAAAGACATGCTCACTGTGGACAAGAAAGGTTCATGGATACGCAAGACAAACCTCATTCTCGTAGCTCGTCAGAATGGAAAGACGCACTTAGCGCGTATGCTGATCCTTGCTCACTTAATAAAGTGGGAAACTAATGTCCTGATCATGTCCTCTAATAGAAGCATGGCATTAGACACCTTCAGACAAATCACTAGCCTATTGGAGAACAATGACCACCTCAAAGGGTTCGTTAAACAGATCAGACACGCCAACGGCACAGAGTCAATTGAGATGCTATCTGGAGCAAGGCTCGATGTTGTTGCGGCAACTAGAGACGGCAGCCGCGGTCGTTCAGTCAATGGACTCCTCTACATCGATGAAATCCGAGAAATCACAGAAGAAGGATTTAGAGCTGCTACTCCTACAACTAGAGCTCACCCAAACTCTCAGACGCTTCTTACCAGTAATGCAGGAGACGCTTTCAGCGTGGTACTCAACGATCTCAGAGAACGCGCCATAGATTACCCGCCTAAATCATTTGGCTTTTATGAGTATTCTGCGCCACAGTATTGTAAGATAACCGATCGTGCTGCATGGGCTCTGGCTAACCCCTCTTTGGGATACACCATCACAGAAGAGGCGATTGAAGAAGCGATTGCTACTTCGCCGATTGAAAACACGCGCACTGAGACTCTTTGTCAGTGGATCGACTCCCTAAGTAGTCCATGGCCGCATGGCATCCTAGAGGAAACATCCGACAGCACTTTAGAAATGGCGGTTGGGGCTTACACAGTCTTTGGTTTTGATGTTAGCCCTTCAAGGCGTAACGGATCTCTAGTTGCTGGTTCTCTATTGCCAGACGGCAGAATTGGCATTGGCATCTTAGAGACTTTCAGCTCACAGGTAGCCATCGATGAGTTAAAGATGGCAGCTTCTATCAAGGCTTGGTGCGATTTATACAAACCGCGGATTGTCTGTTTTGATAAATACGCAACCCAGACGATTGCAGATCGCCTAGCCAATGCTGGAGTCGTTACCGAGGATGTCTCAGGGCAGCAGTTCTACAAAGCCTGTGGAGACTTGCTAGAAGGCTTAGTCAATCATCGAGTCGTTCACAATGGTCAGGCAGAATTGATCCAGCAGATGAATAACTGTGCAGCTAAAGTCAATGACTCTGCTTGGCGCATTATCAAGCGCAAGAGTGCTGGAGACATCTCAGCCCCAATTGGTCTGGCGATGGTAGTTTCCAAGTTAATGATCCCTCAGCCTAAGCCTCAGATTTATACTTAGACACGCCGCGGCGTGTTGTCTAATTACTTGACAAATGCTACACTTTATGACTATGGGTCTATTCCGCAAAACTGAAGCAATCAATAATGATCAGCGTTCATCGCTTTTAGCGCAATACGCCCCTCAAATTATGGGAGAAAATCTTAACTCCCTTTATAACTATGTACTCCCACGAGTGCAACGCAACGAGGCGATGTCAGTCCCAGCTGTTGCCAAGTGCCGCAATCTTTTGAGCGGTGTCATCGGTGGATTGCCACTTAACTTGTATCGCAAGTCCACAGGTGAAGAGTTAGGCAATCCGATCTGGGTTGATCAGCCAGCACTTAATCAACCGCGTTCAGTAACAATGGCGTGGACTGTAGACAGCCTTTTAATGTACGGCGTGGCTTACTGGCAAGTTACAGAAGTGTATGCAGAAGATGGTCGCCCTTCTCGTTTCAAGTGGATACCAAATGTCAAAGTTACATTTACCACTGATCTTTACGGCATGGAAGTTACTCAGTATTACATCGAGGCTGAAGCTGTTCCAATGTCAGGACTTGGATCACTTGTAACATTCCAAGCATTTGATGAAGGTATCTTAGAGCGCGGATCTGAAACTATCCGAGCTGCAATTGATCTTCGTAAGGCAGCAGTATTGGCAGCATCGACTCCAATGCCTTCTGGCGTGCTTCGCAACAATGGAGCAGACCTTGATCCTAAAGAAGTTGCAGGATTACTTGCAGCATGGAAAAACGCTCGCAACAATCGCAGCACTGCTTACTTAACATCGACTTTGGAATACCAGCCAACATCATTCTCACCTAAAGACATGATGTATGACGAAGCACAGCAATTCCTTGCAACTGAAATCTCTCGCTTGTGTAATGTACCTGCTTACTTGCTATCAGCAGAAGCAAATCAGAGCATGACCTACGCAAATGTATTAGATGAGCGCAAGCAATTCTATTCTCTCAGCCTTGCGCCTTATGTATGCGCTATTGAAGATCGTTTGTCAATGGATGACATCACTGCTCGTGGCAACGCGGTTAAGTTCGATGTGGACTCATCATTCCTAGCAGTTGAACCAATGGAAAGACTGCTAGTAATTGAAAAGATGTTGTCTCTAGGCTTGATCACAGTTGAGCAAGCGATGGAGATGGAAGATTTAACACCTAACGGCAGCGAAGGAATAGAATAATGGAAAACCAAGTAATTCACTTCTCGTCTGGACTTATTGCCAATGTTGAGGAAAGACTAATCTCAGGCAAGATCGTTCCAGCAGGTACAGGTGAAGTGGGCAACACTTCAGCAGGTAAGGTTGTATTTGAGAAGGGCGCAATCGCACTTCCAGAAGATCCAAAGACTGTCAAGCTACTTAATCAGCATGACTCACGCCAGCCATTAGGCAAGGCAACACAATTTACAGAGCAAGAGGATGGCATCTATGCATCCTTCAAGGTATCACGATCTAATCGTGGGTCTGAGGCTCTTATCCTTGCTGAAGAAGGATTGCAGTCAGGTCTTTCAGTAGGCGTAGAAGTTATCAAGTCAAAGCAGAAGGGAAATGTTATGTTCGTTTCCGCTGCTAAATTGTTAGAGGTTTCATTAGTGACAGAGCCAGCATTTAAGTCTGCTCAGGTCATTGATGTAGCGGCTGAGGAAACTCCAGAGGTCGTAGAAGAAGAAATCACACCAACAGAAAGCGAGACAGCTGTGGAGAATACTCCAGAGACAGTTGCAGCACCAGCAGTAGAAGCAGCAGCGGTTGAAGCTGCTCGCCCAACTGTAGTGACAGCAACTACATTCGTGCGCGAGCGCGTAGCACCAATCACTTCAGCACAATACCTAGAAGCCAACATCAAGGCTGCTCTAGGTGATGACGAGGCTCGCCGCGTAATTCGCGCAGCAGATGACTCAACATCAACAAACACAGGTCTTACACTTGCACCACACCTAAACACATTCCTTACTGACACATTCACAGGACGCCCTGCATTTGAGGCAGTAACACGCTCTGCTCTATTGCCAGAAGGTATGTCATTTACAGTCCCACGCTTGTATGTAAACAATGCAACAGCAAACACAGCACCAACAGTTGCAGACACAAACGAAGGTTCAGCACCATCTGAGACAGGTATGACATCTGCTTATGACACAGTAACAGTTGAGAAGTTCTCAGGTCTCAACCGCGTATCATTTGAGCTTATCGACCGCAGCCAGCCAGCCTTTATGGAGCTTCTAATGACAGAACTTCGCAAGGCATACGAGAAGGCAACAGATAACGCGATGATCGCAGCTTGGACTGCTAACGGCACACAGGCAACTGGAGTAGCAGCAACAGCAGCAGGACTACAGTCATTTATCTCCACAGAAGCAGCAGCAGCCTACAAGGGAACAGGTGGCGATTACGCTAACAAGCTAGTTGCCTCGACTGATCAATGGGCTTCAATCATGAGCTATGTTGATGGAGCATCCCGCCCTCTATACGCAGTCGCATCTCCACAATTCAACGCTTCAGGTCAGGCAATTCCTACATCTGTTCGCGGAAATGTATTGGGAACAGATCTCATCGTAGATCACAACATCTCAGTCTCAGGCATTGTCGATGAGTCAGCGTTCCTAGTAGCACCTAACTCTGTGTATGCATGGGAGTCACCAACTACACAACTTCGTGTCAATGTTTTGACATCTGGTGAAGTTGAGATCAACCTTTACGGATACCTAGCAATCTATGTTGCTAAGTCAGGTAAGGGTGTTCGTCGCTTCAACTACACAGCACCATAAGAAGCAACTAAGTACGCTCTAGGGGGTCAGTAGCCCTCTGACTCCCTAGAGTCTTTAGAAAGGATACAAATGGCACTCACAACAGTCGCAGAGCTTCGCAGCACTTTAGGCGTTGGCACATTGTATCCAGACGCGACCCTTCAAGAAGTGTGCGACGCATCAGATGCAGTCCTACTTCCTATGCTTTGGACTAATACCACTTATAACATTTCACATAGCAATACAGCAACAACAGGAACACTTTACTTTCAAGACAAAGTAGAAAAAGTCTTTTATGTAGGGCAAACAGTAACAATCGCTGGCAACGGCGCAAAGCACAACGGATCAAAGACTCTCACTGGAGTAGGCGATTACTCGATCACTTACAACATCACAGGAAATAACAACACTCCAGCAGTAGAGCATCCAGTCCAACCTTTCGGATCAGTTTCAGCCGATACTTATGTAGATTACACTTTAGACACAGCAGTTCAGAACGCAGCTTTGATGATCGCTGTTGAAATCTGGCAAGCACGAACCGCTACCCTTTCAGGTTCTAATGCTGTCGATTTCCAGCCCTCACCTTACCGAATGAGCGCACAGCTTCTCGCTAAGGTTAGAGGATTGATCGCTCACGCGTTGAGCCCTAATTCGATGGTGGGATAATGCCAGTTGCCATCACGACACTTCGCACCACATTAGCAACCGCCCTAGTCGATAATGCTAAGTGGCAGACATTTGCCTTTCCACCTGCAACAGTATTGGCTAACTCTGTGATCGTGTCTCCAGATGATCCGTATCTAACACCAAACAACAATAGCCAGATTTCTATTAGCCCAATGGCTAACTTTAAGATTATTATGACAGTCCCATTGTTCGACAATGAGGGCAACCTTAACGGCATTGAGGACACAGTAGTTGGCGTGTTCACTAAACTTAATGCCAGTAACTTGACCTATAATGTAAGCGCAATAAGCGCACCAAGTATTCTCAACGCTGCAAGCGGCGATCTGCTCAGCTGTGAGATGTCCGTAAGTATCCTAACGAGTTGGAGTTAAAGATGTCCGATTACGATAAAGAGTTGGAAGCCTTTCTGATCAAAATCGGTCAGGTAGCACCAACAGCACCAACACCAAAGCCAGTAACTAAGAAAGACGAGGAATAATCCAATGGCTGTATTTCTAAACAATGGCGTGGTATTGACAGTCAATGCAGTGGACTTGTCTGACCATGTTACAGCAATCACAATCAACCGCACATTCGATGAGCTAGAAGTTACAGCGATGGGTGACTCAGGTCACAAGTTCGTTAAGGGACTTGAAGCATCATCAGTAACAATTGATTTCCTAAATGATACAGCAACAAGCGAAGTCCTACAGACTTTGCAAGCTGCATGGGGAACATCTGTAACAGTAACAGCTAAGCAATCATCTGCTGCCACATCTGCTACAAACCCTCTTTACACAATGACTTGCCTAGTAAACAACACAACCGACATTAACGGATCAGTTGCAGACCTAAGCACACAGTCAGTCACATGGAATGTGAACGGCACAATCACAATCGCAACAGCGTAATTAACTAACAAAGGGGCAAACTCATGGCAAAACTGAAGATAGTTCGTAACGATGGAAGCGTACTAGAAGGCGAGATCACTCCAGCAGTGGAGTACGCATTTGAGCAGTACGCTAAAAAGGGCTTCCACAAGGCGTTCCGCGATGAAGAAAAGCAGAGCGATGTCTATTGGTTAGCATGGGAAGTAACACGCAGGTCAGGTGAGTCTGTTAAGCCTTTCGGGATGGAGTTCATTGAGACACTCAAAAGTGTCGAGGTGCTTGACTCTGACCCTTTAGCTTAAAGCGGGATCTTCCATTCACCTACTTGATTGCTCGGTTGAGCATCAGGTTGGGGATCTCGCCACAAGCATTATTGGATTTAGATAAGACAATGCTCGATGCACTTGTGCAGGGGCTAAAAGATGAAGCGAAAGAGGTGAGCGATGCCAGCAAGCGTAAAGGGCGCGGTCGCCCTTAGAAAGTCGCTACGCCAGTTCAGCCCTGATCTAGCCAAAGCATTACCCAAAGAGGTTGCAGCAGCCTTAAAACCTATTACAAAGGCTGCTAGAGGGTATCTACCAGATAACGGACAAGTGCTTAGCGGATGGTTGCCTAGACAAATGTCAGAGGGTCGCTTCCCTACTTATAACGCTCGTATTGTCAAAGCTGGTATTGGTTACAAGACAACACCATCCAAGCCTAACCGCAGGGGCTTTAGATCGTTAGCTCGCGTGTTTAACAAAACTGCTGCTGGTGCTATTTATGAGACTATGGGGCGCAAGACCCCTACAAGTCGCTTTGTTCAAAACCAGCAAAGCAAGTATTCATCATCCATGAAGGGTGACGGCAAGTTGCAAGGTCGCGCACTATTCCGCGCATACGATGAAAATAACGGCAAAGCCAGAGAAGCAGTTTTAGCAGCGATTAAAGGCGCAGCAGATAAACTTAACAAGCGCGCAACAGTGAGAGGCTAATCATGGCTAATGTATTTATTGACATCGCCGCCGAGTTCACAGGCAATAAAGCCTTCAAGCAAGCAGACTCAGCAACCGAGAAGCTCAACAAGGGTGTTAAGCAGTTAGCAAAGACCTTTGGGCTGGCATTTGGTACTGCCCAAGTTATTGCATACGGCAAGGCTTCAATCAAGGCGGCAGCAGCCGATCAGAAGGCACAGCAACAATTAGCCCTAGCCTTAAAGAATGTTGGGCTTGGTCGCGATGCTGCTACATCTGAGGCATACATCCAGCGACTACAAAGCGAGTTCGGCGTTGTCGATGATCTACTACGCCCTGCCTATCAGACATTGGCAGTTGCGACAGGCGACACAGCCGAGGCGCAAAGACTTCTCAATTTATCGCTAGACATAGCAGCTTCAACTGGCAAAGATTTAGGTACTGTAACAGCGGCATTAAGTCGCGCATACTTGGGTAACAACACAGCACTATCTAAGCTCGGTGTTGGTATCTCAAAGGCAGACTTGAAGGCTAAATCATTTGAGGAAATCACAGCACAACTAACCACAACCTTTGCAGGATCAGCAACAGCGGCAGCAAATACCTTTCAAGGCTCAATCGATAAATTGGGCGTTGCCACAGCCAATGTCAGCGAGATCATCGGTACTGGCTTGATCGATGCCCTGACCAATTTGGGTAAAGATACAAGCGTTGCAGACTTAGCCGCTAACATGGAAAAGACAGCGCAATACCTTGCAGATGTCATTCGTGGTGTTGGAGTGCTTGCAGCCAAACTCAAAGACATTCCAATTTTAGGTAATTTCAATGTTGGAATGATCCCTATTGTGGGCAGTTATTTGGAATTATTGCGTGAGGCTGGCAGACAAACCGCTATGGCTCAGGCATCTGATAATGCTCACTTAAAGTCATTACAAAACCAGTTCGCCGTCACTAAAAAAACTATTGCTCAAAATAAAACTCTCACTAAAGAGACTGCTGCTCAGTTAAAGAATAAGAAATTACAACAAGCCATCGATAAAGCCAACCTTGCCCTTAATAAGGGTGAAGAAGTCTTTGACATGGACAAGATACAGATTGCAGCAGCTCTTACCAATCAAGCTGAGCAATTAGGCAAGGCAACCAGCGCAGCACAGGTGCTACAGATTGCCAATGACACAGCACGCCTTAATGTCAAGAAGTCGATCCTTGACCTTGAAGATGCTATTGCAGCTAAAGATGAGAAGGCGATCATCAATGCAACGGCTAAACTGAATGCAGACCTGAAGGTACTTAATGCCCTAACTGGTCAAAACGCTACAATGCTTAGCATTGAGTCAATTCTTAATAGCCTCAAGCCAGTCGATCTAATCAATCAGGCTAATCTAGATGCTGCTCTAAAGAAGATCCAAGACATGATCGACTTGCTAGCCAAGGCACAGGCAAGCTCTAAGACACCTGTACCTACTAGCTCATCTCTAGGCTCTGGTATCCCAGTTGGTGACTTTATTGCTCCTATCTCTAAGGAAGTAGCAGCACAGGGATCTATCGCAGCTATTCTAGAATACGCGGATGCAGCAGCAGCTCGCGCAAACGCTTTTGCAGACTTGCTAGACCTAGACACAGCCGCTAAAACTCAAGCTCTACAGTCGAGCTCTATTTATAGCAACTCAGGTGCATTGCAATCATTCCGCACAGCAGAAGCCGCAACTGTGAACATCTACGCAAACACTATTGCTAACCCAGATGAGCTTACTGGATTGATCCAAGACACAATTATCCGACTTAATAAGCGTGGAGATTACTTAACAACTGCTGGAGCATTATGACCAGACCAGTCATCAATGTAATTATCAACTTTTCAACTGGTGCAGGCTTTGGTAATCCTTTTATTATTGATCAAGGCATTTTAGGTGTTGATCAATTAGCAGATGCCACTGGGCCAATCGTTGATGTGTCTAATCTTATTGATACAATTTCAACAACACGCGGCAGACAAATCAACACTGAGCAGTTTAACACTGGATCTGCAAGTATTCGCATTATTGATCAGAATGGTGATTTTAACCCTCAAAATCCATCTAGCCCTTATTACACCTATTTAAGCCCAATGCGTAAGATCGCTATTACTGCAACTTATGAAAATGTTACTTACCCGATTTTTGCTGGCTATGTAACCAATTACAATACCACGACCCCTAAGTTCACAGGCGATGTTGTTTATACTACAATTTCAGCTGTAGATGGATTTAGATTATTCCAGAACGCTCAATTCTTTGGAGTAACTGGCGCAACAGCAGGACAGACAACAGGCACACGCATAGGCAAAATCCTTGACACTATTGGCTGGCCTCAATCTATGAGAGACATCGACACAGGATTGACCACTGTCCAAGCAGACCCAGCAACCCAACGCACAGCCCTTTCAGCTCTACAAACAGTTGCTACCACAGAGTATGGGGCAATTTACATCGGGGCAGATGGTAAAGCAGTATTTCAAGACCGCACAGTGACAACAGCATCCATAGGCACAACCCCTAAAGTTTTTAATGATAACGGCACAGGAATTGGTTACTTCGATGTCAAGTGGGTGCTAGATGACTCTCAAGTCTATAACAAGGCAACCATCACCAGAGAAGGTGGATCTGTCCAGACTGTGACAGATACTCCATCGGTCGAAAAATACTTCACCCATAGTTACAACCAATCAGGACTTCTTATGCAGACAGATGCAGAAGCCTTAGATTATGCCAAGGCTTTTATCGCTAGCCGCAAAGAAACCTCAATCAGAGTCGATGAACTGACACTGGATCTGCAACAAGACAACTACACAGACGGCACAATTGCAGGACTTGGGCTTGACTTTTTTAGCCCTATTACAATAACCACCACACAGCCCAATTCTACCTATTTGACCAAAACTGTGCAGGTTTTTAACATTACCCATCAAATCAGACCAGACTCATGGAAAGTCAGGTTCGGCACAGCCGAGCCAATAATTGACGGATTCATCGTCGGATCTAATTTGTTTGGTATTCTAGGCACTAGCGTTTTATCATACTAAGGAGTAGTAAATGGCAACAGGATTTCCATGGAGCACAGGGGATGTTCTCTCAGCAGCAGGTGTTAATGGACTTGTTGCGTTCACACTCAATGCTCAGACAGGCACAACTTACACAGCAGTAAGCAGCGATCAGTATCAGGTGCTAGTCACCATGAGCAACGCTTCTGCTAACGCGTTTAAGATACCAACAAATGCATCTGTGGCGTTTCCAGTTGGCACAGTCATTACAGTAATGAACATTGGTGCAGGTGTTTGCACAATTTCAGCAGTCACTTCTGGCACAACAACTGTGTTATCTGCTGGCGCAACAGCGGCATCTCCAACACTTGCACAATACAAATCAGCAGCTTGCATTAAAACAGCAACAGATACATGGTATGTCGTGGGGGCTATTGCATAATGCTTAACACAATTACTTCTATTTTTAGCCCACCCGGGCCACCTACTTTCTTGGTAGATTATTTGGTTGTTGCTGGTGCTGGTGGTGGTGGTGGAAAGAACACAGGCGGTGGTGGAGGAGCTGGTGGTTATCGTGCATCAACATCTTTCAGTATAACTGCAACAACAAATTACACAGTAACAGTTGGTGCAGGTGGAGCGGGTGGTACATCGCCAACACAGACAAAAGGTTCTAACGGAAGCAATTCGGTATTTGGATCAATTACCTCATCTGGTGGTGGCGGTGGCGGTCATGGAGTACCACCTAATGCGCCCGATGCACGATTAAATGGTTTAACAGGTGGATCAGGCGGCGGTGGTGGCGGTACTGATACAGGCTACGGCGGTACTGGTGCTGCTGGTAACTCAGGTTCGTACAGCCCTGTCGAAGGTTACGCTGGCGGTAATGGTAACAATGGTGCTAATGGCGGTGGCGGCGGAGGCTCGTCAGCTGTAGGTGCTAATGGTGTTGAGCCAAGCGGTGGTGTTGGCGGTAATGGTGGTAATGGCGGAGCTGGAACATCTAATTCAATTACAGGCAGCGCAGTAACTTATGCTGGTGGCGGCGGTGGCGGTGCTAATGCTACAGCTGGTACTGGTACAGGCGGCGGTGGTAATGGCGGAGCTGGAAATCCTGCATCGACAGCAACTTCAGGAACAGCTAACAGAGGCGGTGGCGGTGGCGGAGCTGGTGGATTTGAGACAACCGCTTCAGGCGGTAATGGTGGTTCAGGTGTAGTCATTATCAAATACCCTGACACTAAAACAATCAATGTTGGTGGCGGATTAACTTCTTCAACATCTACAAGTGGCTCATACAAAATCACTACCTTTACAGCTGGCACTGGAACAGTGAGTTGGTCATAATGGCACATTACGCATTTTTAGATAAAAATAACATTGTCATTGAGGTAATTGTTGGTGTTGATGAGACTCAACTTATTGACGGCTTAGACCCTGAAACTTGGTACGGTAATTTCAGAGGTTTAACCTGCAAGCGCACTTCCTATAATGGAAACATTCGCGGCAAATACGCTGGGCTTGGTGATACTTACAATGTTGATGAAGACATCTTTATCGTTCCTCAACCTTATCCGTCATGGACTCGTAAGGGT